AAGTCGCGCAGCAGTGCCATCATCCTCTCAGGGTTGACCAGAAAAATCATCTTCTCAGGCTTAACCCCGGTCCTACGATTGTAGGCGTGCTCAGCATCGGCAAATAGCTGCGCCCGCTCCTCCACCGTTGTCTCCAACTTGACCATGATACTTCTCCTTGAAGTGAACATACGGCGGGCTATTCGCCGAGTACGACCCGCCCTACCGACAGCAGCAATGGTGCCAGCTGATCTGTCGTCGCGTAGGGGACGCAGAAAGCATCGAGCACGTGGAGGAAACGCGCGGCTGTGTCGTCACTCTTCGCCCCCATGGCTGCGCTAGCAAAGTAGTTCGAGACGACGATGCGAACGCCTTCCGGGTTCTCGTCGCGCAGCTTCTCCATGATTGCCATTCCCTTACCCCACGAGCCACCCTGAGCTAGGTAACGGCACAGTTCAATGGTTGCGTCCGACTCCAGCACTGCCCGCAAGAGTTCGGCTGCTTCCTGCTTGGTCGTCGCGTCACGACATTTCTCAAGATTGACCAACATCTGACGCGGTGAACCTTTGGCTTGCCTGATGACGAGATCAGCGACAGCACCAGGCAAATTGATTTTTTCTTCTCTACATACCCGATCAAAAAGCGACTTGAGTTCCGGGTCGGAGACCAGCTTCAAGGTGAAGGACTGTGCTCGCGTCTTGATCGCGGCTGGCACCTTGCCGGAGTCAGTCGTGCAGAAGAACCAGTAGACGTGCGCCGGTGGTTCTTCAGTCGCCTTTAGGATCGAGGTCCATGCCGACTTCGACAGCATCTGGCACTCGTCAACGATCATCACCCGCGTCTCTGACTTGCCCAACGGTTGGTACCGAGACGTCAACTGTACCTCGCGCATGGCATCGATGCCCGTATGAGTAGCCGCGTCGATCTCGGTAATGTCGCCGGGCTCACAACGCAGGTAGTTGGCGCAGATGCGAGCCAACGTCGTCTTGCCGACCCCTGACGGACCAACAAGCAAGAAGGTATGCGCCCCATCACGTTCGAGCACACCCACGAGTGCCTTGACTGTCGCAGCCTGCCCAAGAACCCCCTTGAACGTGCGCGGTCGGTAGGCAGTGTGCAGCACAGTGTCAGCCGTATTAACCATAGTCACTCCTTCTTGCTCTCGCCAAGGCGATAGCGTGTCTCTTGCTTGCGCGTGACCTTGACCTTCTGCCAGTCGGCTGCCGTCATTGCTGGCTTGATGTTGGCAATCGCTTTGCTCAGTGCTGCCCCAGCCGTCGTACCTTCACCATGCGCCGACGAGAAGTCACCCTTGCGTCGGATCGACGCGAACCATTCATGATCGAAGCGCTGGTACAAGCTGCTCAGAAGGAACCCCCGCTTGTTAAGCTCGGCAATCAAGGCTTCGAAGTTCATCTCTCTGTCCATTCAGCTAGAAGGTCGGTGCACTCGTAGATTTCCAAGGGGTCAGACAAATCGACGTTTGACCAGGCTGTGTACCAATCAAGTGCTTTGAATGCGAGCGAATCATAAGCTGGGCCACAGTGTGTCTCGCGATGCAAATAGGGCTGCTTGCGCACGGCGGCAAAGAACGGGTGCGGCGTCGTGTACTCCGACCGTTTGACCATGATGTCCCTCCTATCTTGAGACATACCCTTCCCACTTGTCTGACGAGAACTCGCCAACGGCCTTCTGGTTAGCCCAGTCAGAGCCAACTGACATCTCGACAACGATCGGGACAACCTGAGCCCACTCGAAGGGAGTATGAATCATGTGGTCGATGACCACCTCAGCGTTCTTGTCGATCTCGTTCACCGGCCAGATGAAAGTCAGATCATCGTGAATCATCATATTTGGTTGGAAGCGCTCGTTACGCAATTCGGACAGGCGAGCCATCGCATCACAGACGATGACCGATTCATCGGCTTGGATCGGGGCATTGATCATCTCGTTGGCTTTGATCGGAGCACGCCGACGAAAGCCTGACAGGCCGGTGACGTAGCCTGTCTTCTTGTAGTCAGCGAGCAGCCGCTTGTGCCAATCACGGATGTTGGGGAACATGCTCCAAAAGTCGTCGTGAAGTTGTTCGCCGACATTAGCCGGAACGCCGAGATAGCCAGCCACTGTCTTAGCTTGCGCACCGAAGAACGACGGGAAGACGAACTCGTTCTTGGCGCGGTTGCGGTACGCCTTGCGAGCGTCCTTGTCAGTCGCTAGGACCTTGACACCCTCAGCTACCCACTTCGGATAGAGACGCGCCACCCGCTCCATCCAATCTGCGTGGATATCGTAGCGGTCCCAAAAAGCTTGGATCAGAGCAGGGTCAAGCGATTCCATCGCGACGTTGCGAGCTTGAATTGCTCCGTAGTCGAAGGAGACAACCCGCAAGTCCCCACCGGGTCTAACCTGTGAACGAACCTCGCGGTTCTCCTGCTTGGGGAAGTTCTGCTCGTTCGGTTCAGCACTCGATGTGCGCCAGGTGCGCGTGCGCGTGGTCTGGATCAGCGGATGCATGAGACCATCGTCGTGCATGAACGGGGCGCCCGGCATGATCGATCTGACGTAAGTCGAGCGCAGCTTGCTGTAGCCACGAAAGTCGAGCACTAGCTTGGCAACTGGATTCTTGACAGTCGCCAGCACCTCCTCATCGACGTTGTTGACCTGCAACCCCAGCACCTCGGTCAGCATGATCTTGACGTCAGCGTTGGACGACGGGCGGAACTCCTTGCCAGTCATCTCGCGGTAACGCGCGACCGCCTTCAACCGCTTGATGCGCGCTTCGACCTCAGCAATCTTGGTTGTGTACTCCTCATCGAACTGAGCCACCACCTGCTGATCGACTGGGATACCCTTCAACTGGGTCAGCACCATCGTTGGTACTCGCCGCAGAGCTTGACGGTATACCTTCTCGAGGCGCTGCTCAGCGAGGACCGCGGCCTGCGTCAGGTAAAGGTCGCGATGGTACTTCGCGTCGATCGCGTTGTACTCCAGCACCCGCTCGATCGGGGCTTTGTCCAACTTCTTGGTGTCGAGGGTAGAAAGCGCTTTGACGTTGATCCCGAAATATTGCAGGCAGAGGAAGTCGAGGCTCAAGCACTCCTGCCGCTCGTCGATGATGTAAGCCTGCGACAGTGTGTCCCCCCACTTGGAACGTACGACCCCACGGCCATAGAAGAAGGCCGACCATTCAAGCTCGAAGGCCAGGTTATGCGCGACCTTGCGACAGCGCGACTTGAGTAAGAAGCGCTTGAATGCTTGGTCGAGTTCATCACGTTCATAAGGCAGCCAAGCAGACCCGGGATGATCGAAGGCAATCGCCATCGATCCAGACTCGGCCGCAAGCGCTACCGACAAGATCACCGCACTGGGATTGTAAGGACGCAAGACACTGGTCTCGTAATCGAAGCCGACGATCGGTTCGTCGTCGAGCGCAGCAAGGAAGTCGAGCACTCGGTTGAGATCACGGTAGCCCTTCGCTCCCGTCACGATTTCGACCCCATGCCGAGCTTCCTTATCAGTGTCAACATGCGGCTCAGGCAAGTTCGGCACAGCAGCAAAGGCTCGCTTGAGATCGTTAGCAAAGGTGAACTCGAGGTCGGGGCCGTGCTCGTCTCGGGTCCGCATGACGTAAGCCGGATGCATCATCGGAAAGTACCAGCAGACATGCTTACCAACACGCACAGGCACTTGCCGTCCGTTCCAAAGCGTGATGCGACCCTGCCCCAGCGCCCACTGCAAGGGGACACTGCCAAAGCCAAAGATAGCCTTTGGCTTCGAACGCTCGATGTCACGAGTCACCGACGGCCGACAGCATTCGACCTCAATGATCGACGGCTCTCGGTTCTTCGGTGGGCGCGTGCGCACGACGTTGTTCCAGCGGAGCTTGTCGAGCCATTTCTCTGGGATGTGCTTCCTAAGCACCTTGCCAGATGGTCCGACAAAGGGGCGACCGAGCTTGTCCTCCTCGGCCCCGGGAGCTTCACCGATTATGTAGACGAGCGGATGCTCAGCCCCATAAGCTGGCATCTTTGGATGTGACAAGCCGCGCTCGTTGTTGAGCGGGCAGATGGTACATTCCTTCTCGTG